ACGCAGGTCAGGGCAAGTTTGAATTCACCCTGCCGGATCACTTGTTCATCCACAAATCGCAAAAGACACTTGCATCAGTTCAACAACAGAAAGACGCCATGTACTTTTCCACATCAAGCGGACGCATCGAGCTGAAGCTGACCAAATCACAGGCTCGCCAGGCGTCGCACCCTGGGCCATGTGACCGAGACGTGCAGGCATTGAGTCGCGTCCCCGAGATTCGCCGCCAACTCGACAAGATCGACCCCGAAACCTTGCGCCAGGAACTCAAAGAGTATGGCGCTTGGGACGCGGGTGAGCTGGAGAGCCACACCGACAACCTGCAACGCATCCTCTGGATCGCAGCAGGCGACATCACTGAAGAAGCCAACCGTTAAACAAAGGAGAACCTATGAAACTCGTACACATTGATTCCGTCTCGGACACCCAGACCTTTACCGTCGAATCGGGCGCCTTGCGCGTCACCGACCCCTGCTACGACATGGACACATGGTGCGCCGGCACGCTGGACACCGTGCGCAACGGCATCTGGAACACTCACGTTGGCTACCACAAAGACGCCGACGACATGGCCTACTACGAGCGAGCCGCCAAAGAACGCAGAGCCGAGATCGACAGGCATGAAAAGCTGTTGATGGACAAGTGCGGCACAAATGCGGAGGTCGCCGAAATGATTCGTCAGGACTTCACGATGTTTCGCGCGGATTTGGACAAGCGAGAAGCGGAGGCAAACGCTCGCCCAGGCCGCGTGGCATTTATCCACATCGCACATGCTGAGAGCGCGGCGCGGTTCGACCCCAAGACACCGCTGGACTCCAATTTTGTGTTGGCTGACATTGACGTTGGCGTCGACTCAGGGCAGGCGGGCTTTTTTGACTTGGCCAAGTACGCGCTGTCGCTGGCGGACAAGGACGACAGTCGCTCACGCCGAGAGTCGAAGGACTCGGTATTTGAAGCCTTCTACGATTCCGTCTGCAACCTGACGCTGGACGACAAGAGTTTCGGCACCTTGCAGTTCGGCACCGTGTCGAGTTCAGGCTATGGCGATGGCGGCTACAACTGCTATTACCGGCGCGACAAGTCTGACGAGATCGTTGAGGCGTTCATCGTTTTCTTGGAAGACTACGAAGACGAGGACGTCAATGAAGAAGAAGGCGAACTTGCAGGGTAAGTCACCTGTGACGTGGTAACTCCAAAGTTTACCGTTTACAGTTCAATCATCGCAACAACAGCAGTAAGGAGAAACCATGCAATGACACCCGAAAGACTCGATCACATGACCGTCCAGTACGTCTGGGCGCTGGAGAACAACCAAGCATTTATGGTCAGAGCCAAGAACGAAGTGGAGCGAGGGCACTTCTCGCAGTTCCGCCGCATCATTGGCACGTCCATCATGCCAATTCGTAAGCTGCTGGGTGAGGAAGATCGCTTCGCGCTCTCAGGCCCTGAGTGGTCGTTCCTCTACCTTGAAATGTGGAAGCGACTGGGTGGGGCGTGCTCCGCGTATGGCTTCTCCAGCGACAGCAATATGGCCGAATTCAACTTCCAGTTGGAACGACTGCAAGCGGCGGGCTACTGCTACACCACGACCGGCGTGCGAAAGCGCCAAGACAGCAATCCATGCGTTGAGATTTCACTCGGCGCACCACAACCCTGCCAACTCAATCCTGAAGGAGAACTTCCCATGAATGACAACTACTCAAAAGCCTACCCCACTGGCACCGTGACTTTGGCACCTGCCTTTGAAACCAAGTCCTACATCTTCGGCAACGATGTGAAGAACATGACCGAGGAGGGCCTCATCAGCGCCATCAAGCGTGTCGAGGAACAGATCGCCGACCTCAAAGCCGTGAAGACCAAATCCAAGAAGATTGCCGCCAACGTCGCCAAGCTCGAAGAGGCCCTGGCGTCGATCGTCGCCGAACTCGACGCACGTTAAAGGCTAACTGTGAGGGTAAGTCACCGCTGAGTATTGCAAGTCCAATACTCGGTGGTGACAATTCAGTTATCGAAACAACAGCAGCGAGGAGCACCAAATGGATTGGCTAATTTTGATAGACCACATCGCAGAGCCAGGCGAGAAGAAGGTCAGTGGGTATGGCAAGCGCACCAGCGGCGAACAAGACCTGCTCGTGGCGATGCCCTACGAATTTCAGATTCTGGATGGCGACGACATCCTCTACTACTCCGGCATCTGCGGCGATCTGAGCCAAGCCGATGAGCTTGAAGCCTTCGAACCGCTGGATTGGGCCGCTGACTTTGCTGGCGCAACCACCTTCCAATATCGCAAGCGAGGAGACAAGCAATGGCAGATTCTCTGATCTACCAATACCGGCGCGTGAACCTGCGCACAGGCAATGAGTACATCGGCACGTTCGACGAAGCGCAGCTGCCTGACCTGCACTTCTTGCCGCACCGAACCATCGAGCAACAGGCAAAGGCCAAAGTCGCTCATTGGAACCGCAACCAGCCGACCGAGTGGCGCTATGTCTACTTGGGCGCAAAGGTAGCCACATCGTGACCCTTTTGATGTGCTGCTTTCTTTACGCCCTTTTCTTCAACTGATTGGAAGACCCATGCGACTTTTACTGATTCAAGGCGACCACTGCGCCATCTACGAGAACCGAAAGCAGTTGGCCATCTACACCGGCGCCACAGGGCTTGACCCCGAGACGGCAGAGCAAACCCGCCTGGCCAAGTTGCGCCCCAAACCACTGCCGCAGGAGAACAAAGATGAATCACATCCAGCTTGATTTTGTTTACGCCAACGACGAGGAGTATGGCGGTGATGGGTGGATACCCAAGCTAATGCCAAAGTTCAACGCCAGTCAGGGACTTGGCGTTGCGCACGACACGATGGAGCACTTCGACGTGACCGCAGGCACGCTCGAGGAGGAGATTCTCGCCTTCGGTGCCATGCTCTACCTCAGAGTGGAGACAGGCTGGTTCTACCAGCAAGGCTCCTTCCACGCGCCTGCTGCCGTCCTGGGTAGCGACCTCGCGCGATTCCTGTCCGATCGCTGGCACGCTGGGGAAATGCTCAAGAAAGTCACGGGTAGGCCGCGCCACCTCGATGATGACATGGAGCATGAGCTGCAAGAGATCGTCCGAGAGACGAAACGCAGCCTGAAAAGTGAGCTGGACGACGCTGACTGGCGACAGTTCAAGTACGACACCATCGACGTGTGGAACCGACTCACTCGCTGGATGCGTCAAGGCTACTGGCGCTCGGTGAAGCGATTCGACGGTGCGTCCAATCACGAGCTTGCCTACTGCTTCACCACCATTCGGGACACGGTGGACAAGATCAAGTTCGCCGATCTGGGCGAGGAGCTGCACGTCAAGATCCACATCAAAGATGGACGCGCCACGCCTGAGATCAACCGTCTGCGCTTGGACGATCTTTACCCTGACGATTTCATTGATTAGCCACCTCAGTCACTGGTGAGTCCACAATTCAGCGTTTACAGTTCAATCACTGAAACAAACCAAGAAGGAGGCGTGTATGCCCAAGTACCTAAGAGTTGATTTGCTCGAACCCATCAGCGACATGATTGTCATGGATCAAGAGGATGCGGACAACGCGGTCACGGAGCTGCGGGACTACCTGATGAACGAATTCGACAATCAGGGCATCCGTGCGGTGCTCACCATCGTTGAGGAGCCAGCGCAATGAGTCGCCTCTCACGCCCCAACACCTGCAAGCTGCTCGACATGATGGAGCAGGGCGAGTTGAACCCGCTGGTCGTTGCAAAAGCCTGCCTCGACTTCATGAGCGAGGACGATGTGACCGACATGGCTCACGCCGAAGAATTTATCGAGGAGAACGAAGAATGACAGTTACATCACGACCCCTGGCGCAATCGCGCCACTTTGCCAAGTGCCTAAAGACCATGCTGCGTTACGACACAACGGAAGATGGTCAAAAGTGCTACCTGCTGCCGTACACCGGCAACCTCACCCAGTCCAAGTTTGAGGAGCTGGCCACCAAGTTCGCCGAGAAGGTCGCCGTGCATTACCGTCCGAACTTCAGCCAAGACAGCGTGCGCGAGGCACTGCTCAAGCGCCTCAAGAGCGAGTGGTACACCGGACGCGAGAAGAACGTGCGCCTGTCCCAGTACGAGTTCAACGGGAATTGGCTGTGTGAAGGCGAGGGCTGGTTCTCGTCCAATTTCCCAGATGGTCACTTCGTGGTTGTGGAGTAAGCCATGAGTTACGCCGACGCCATCAACCGTGCTGTTCAGGAAAGCGCCGATCAACTGCGTGACTTTGGCGGCTTTCTCGCTCAGGCGGGAATCACCATCGCCCAGGCTCACATCGACCACGCCTTTTCTTTCGAAAGCTGGAAGCTGGTGAAAGAGGGCTATGAGCGCCAGTGCGCGGACTACCCCAACGGCTAACGCAATCTGCCCTGGCCATTCGCTTGTACGTCCATAAGTCATTCGTGACAATACATTATCGAAAAACAAAACCAAAGGAGTAATTCGATGCACAAGAAACCAACGCCTCAAGAACTACGCGCCATCCTGGCCAACTACTACGGTTCGGAGAACATCTACGACCACAGGCTGACCAAGCTGCGCTACACCGATGGCGCTCGGGCTTTCGCCATCAACGCCGGCGCCTACTGGTTCATCGACATAGTTGGCACCGAGATTCTGCCAATGAATCTGGAGTTTGGCGTCGTCAAGCTCGTCTCAAAGGACAACGCTGCCTCGGTCGTCGTCGAAGACGGTAACGGCAATCCCTCCTGGACAAAGAAGATCGAATTCACCGACTGCCCTGAAGGTGTTTGGAGCTTCTACCTGATCGACGGCACCTTGCTGCTGCCTTCGGAGTATTGAGATGGCGACCTGGCATCAAGAACGAGCGGGCAAACCCCTGCCAACACTGAACCATCCAACCAAGTGGTCGAGCTACAACTGGAGCGGCCACTTGAGCGTGATGCGCCATGAGAGCGAACAGGCGTGCATGACGTACTGCGAAAAGACCGGCGACATTCCATTGCCACCCAGCGGAGAAGCGAAATGACTGAGTGGGTCATCCTCCTTCTAGCCCTCGTCGCCGTGGTGTCGCTCTACTGCCACTTGAGCAGTTGGCCAGATAGAGAAGGCATGCTTTCCTGGGCCATCGTCGTGTGTGTCATCTGGAGCTTTTGGCACTGGCGTGACACGCCCGAAGAATCTGCTGCCAAGACAGCGTTAGAGGCAGCGCAGCGCAAAGCGCGAGAAACGCCTCACATCATTCGCAAGGCAGATGGATGCAACGTCTACGCCTTCGAAAGCGGTGGACGCGATCACTTCTTCACCCGATGCCCCGCCTCAACCGACACCGAGACGACTTGGAGCGAAAGCTGCGGTAAAGGCTGTCGTCGGGAAATGTCCGACCACATCGTTCAGGAGAACAAGTAATGGGAATGTGTGACCCGAAAGCCGTGCGTGCCGGCCGTCCCTGGCACGAGCAGGTCAACGATCCAGGCTTCATCACCGAAGCCATGAAGCGCCACCATGCTGAGTCGCATGGGATTTATCCAGGGCTTGTGATTGGACGCATTGCGCATCCTTCTCTCGCTTGTGAGAATAAGTCATCAGTAACTAACGCACAGGAGAACTAAATGTCACAATTAACGCCCGAGCAGAAACGCACGGAGTACCTCAGAGGCATCGCCTCAAGCGCACCGCAGCGCCGAGTGACGCTTGATGTAGCCAGGCACAACATCCTCAAAGCCGCCTTCGAGCAGGTGGAAGACAAGACGGACTGGAAGAACCCGATCAACGCGTTGGTGGTCATCCATGAGTACGACACGATCGGATTAGGCGTGTACCTCGATGCCATTGAATTCTTCGTCGGCACTAAGCCAGAAGTATTCCTCGTTGACAGCAACGACGCCAAAACCGTCTCGACCTTCCGCATCGTCAGCGAGGGCTACCGCCTGGCTCAGTAATGGCAGTACGTATTCCAAAACGACTGCTGGAGCAGTTCAAGCTATACGCACGCGAGGGCTTCACCGTGAAGTCCGTCGAACGCGCCACACGCCACTTCAGAGTGGTGTTCAACGAGTTTCCCCAAGTGCAGTTCCTCACTGCCAGCTCTGTTGACCCAAGAGCCTACAAAAACAACGTCAACCAATATCGACGACTGGCAAAGGAGCACGCAAATGTCACTGCAAACTTGGAAAGCTGAGTTCTATCCGGTCGAAGCAGACCAATGTCCAATCGACCAAGCGGTCGCGCACAGCCTGCTCAAGTGGCAGGGCCTCACCGCTGAGAACCTCGCCAAGCACGGGGTGGAGCGTTGGCCCGACTCCAACAACATCGGTGCGGAGGACGACACGCTTTGGATCGGAAGTGAAAGCTGCGCCTTGTGCCACCACTTTCACACGGACGACCCCCAAGAGAACGAGCATGGCGATGAAACCTTCTGCCTTGAGTGTCCGCTGGCCATCGCACGAGACGGATTCGCCTGTGACAACCATCGTCACAATGAGGCGGGCGAGTACATCGAGTCCGAGTCGCCCTGGCACGCGTTCACTCATGAGAACCGCGACCCACAGCCGATGATCTTCTGGCTCACTCAAGCACAGGAGAAGACCGCATGAAAACCAGCGAAGTCTTCCGAGCCGCCAAGAAGCACCTGTGGACGGGTGTCGGGCGACGGGGCATCAAGGCTCAGTTCGTCTGTCAGGCTCTCAATCGCTCGTGGGCTAGGGGCTACGTGACTTTTGGAGACGCTCGATTGGCCGAGAAAATCATCGACAAGCTGCTTGGGCGTCATTGCAGATTGGAAGATTGGCTCGTGGCCAAACGACGTGTGCCGTTCACCGACCTCTACTCACCCAGGTCCGAGAAGCCCAGAAATCGACAAAAGCTCCAAGCAACCAGACACGCTTGGCTTGACCACCTCATCCAACACTACGAATCCATCGGCGACTAAACCAACCTTATAGGAGAAACCACCATGCAAATTATCAACGGAGTGAAATGTCGCACCGGCAAAGAATCGCTGGAGCACATCATCAAGCAGGCCAAGAAGGGCAAGATCGGCGCGAACCTCGACAAAGGCGACGACTACGGAAGCTGCGAGTACGTCTATCCGTCAGGAAACAACTGCGCGGTAGGCTCGCTGTTCAGCCAGGCACAGCTCAAGGACATTCGAAAGCACCACCACAACGGATCGAACATTGGCTTCGTCGCAGCAACGCACGTAGGCCACAAGAACATTGAAACTGTCACCGGACTCAAAGTCAGCCAACTGATGCACATCCAGAACATCCATGACAAGCACGAAGGATCGACCCGAATCAAGAACGTCATCAAAGCCTGTGAAGAAGCACTCAAAACAGGCACACTGCACGGTCACCCCATCACTCAGTAATGAGGAACAACCCTACACACCGTAGGGTTATTAAACACCTCAAATCCGCCTTGGAAAGACTGTTGTAAATCCGCAACAAACAGCAAATCCAAGAGGCCAAAATATGTATAAGAAACTTACTGCCAATGTATAAGGTTTCCAAGAGATTCACACATCAGAAACCTATAACTAAAAACAAGCACAGGGAAACGCATCAGAACCGCACCAGAGCGCTGCCAATCAAGGTTTAGCACCGCTGACACACGAACAAACGGAAAGCGCTCAAAACGCGTTTAAATCGGTCGAATCCAAGTACGGGAAGAAACCAAGTCTGGAACAGCTAGGAGAAAGAAGAAAGAACAACGGAGACGAACACGGACACGGACGACACTCACAGACATCAGATCATCAGGGAGGATGAAACTCATGAGTACAGGCATAGAAAGAACACTAGGAACGATAGAGACAAGGAAGACTGAAAAGTCAGAGAGTGGGCGTTTGTATTCCCTCGATCATTTTCGTTTTTCTGGCGCGAAACCTTATAGGGAAAATTTTCGCCAGGCGAACTAAGTCAGCCCTGAGCTATACTTACCGCCAAGGCACTCCCCGCCTGAAGTCTATGAGGCCTAGTTCGGCTGTCGGGAAGAATAGAGCTACTGGTAAGCCAAGGCGTCATGCCAAGGCCGGTGCAACTCCGTAAGAATCCAGCGTCCGAGCGCATCTCCAAGGACGAGGGCAGTGGCCTAGGCAGCCACATGCAAGTTGGAGAACCCCCTTGTGGGCCTGAATCTCAAACCTCCTTTATCCCTTGGCGTGAGGGTAGGGGAGCTTTTGCCTGAATCTCTACGCAACGGGGGTACGGCAAGCATCCTGTATGTATAAGAAGGCGCTTTCACCGCTTGATGCTCCTATAAGACTCAATCCGTGGCCGCGTTGGAAGATTCGCCTAGAAATGCCTAGGCCGGCTCCTATAAGGTGCCCTATAAGAATCCCTGGCCAAACAGCTTTTCGCCTGTATTTGCTGGTTACAGTAAATCATCTGTCAACCACCACCAGGAGCTTTCATGATTCGTTTTTACCTCACCACCTTGGCTTTGATACTGAACATGCTGGCGTCGGCGTTTTGCATTGTCGCGCTGCATGACTATGGATTTGGGTTCGCGTTCGCTTGGGCGTTGTGCGTCTCGTTGGGGTTCATGGCGTTGTGTGCGTCATCGCTGCTTCGGATTGCCGATCAGTTGGATCAGGAAGCGCTGGTGATTGCTTCGTCCGATGATCTGACGCCGATTGAGGTACGGCTGGACAAGAGTTGGATGACTCAGGCGTAACTGAAGACCTGCGTCGGGGTACGGCGCGGACAAAGTGTGTGCAGGCGACTTCCGAGTCGCCTTTTGTTTGTCCGGTTCGTGCCTAGGAAGGTGCCTAGGAACGCTCAGGAATCGGTGCCTAGGCGTGCCTAGGGATTGATTGGCGAACCATTGGCGAACCACCAGGACAGATGCGGTGTCCTGCAAAAATCGTCGCTTTTCTTGATATAGTTATCTCACTGTGATTTTGCAGTATCAAAGAAAGAAGCTATGCACCAAGAACGCGCAGACAAGATAATCGAGCAGGCGACCGAGATTTCAGACGGTCTGTTCCTGTTCATCAATCAAGGTCAAAAGATCATCGACTGCACGCAGTACACCACCTCCGATGACGAGCTTTACACGGTCGATGTGTATGAGCCTAAAGACCTCGTTGAGTTCGCACCTGTTATGAACGTCACCTTCATCAAACAGGACTTCGACTTCGATGATTACGAAAAGAAGGTCACGCACCACTTCGCGACACGCGCAGAGATGCACGCGTGCCTGGTTGAGCTGATGCAGACCAACTGGTTCTGACAGGACAAATGCAACCTGTGTCGGTCAGTCACCGCTGACCGATATATAATGATTTCAGCATTGATTTTGATGCGATTCAACCAAAGAGAAAAGTATGCTAACCGTCTTCATTCAGTCCTACGACGCACACTTCGACACCTTCGCCTGCAACTTCACCACCGACGACACGACGTTCGATTCACTCATTCCTGCAACGATGATGCCCTACGTCGCCCCTGAGCAATGCGCTGAGTGTGAAGACTTGCCCTACGATCTGGTCGGTAAGACCTTCACCATGAGCCTACCAACCACGCTCTGATTAACCACCGCGTCGACCAGGCGCGGTTTTTCGTTGCGCGACCGGCCTAGGAACGCCTAGGCGGTTTGCAGGCCATAGGCAATTTGGCGTTGGAGTAGGAAACGCCTAGGCCTTTTTGAACGCGCAGGCCATAGGCGATGCTCAGGCGATGCTCAGGCGATCGTTCAGGCTATCTTCAAACTATATCAAAAACGCATTTTTTTCTGTTACATTTATATCACTGAGATTTTTCAGTGCAGAAAGAAGTGTATGACCACAAACAACCTACCTAAAGTCGTCGCCTGTATCAAGCTCGGTGACGTGACCTTCAAAGTAATGCAGGTGCAGGAGAACCAGTTCGAAAACGCTGCATTTGACTACGAAGGAGCAGAGTTCTACCGCGCTCAGAACCTCGTCTCCCTGACCGACGCGATGACTGACCTCGCACAGTTCACCGCAAGCGAGTACGCAGGCAGTGATGAAGATGACCGCCTGTCGATCACGCTCGGTGACGACTTTGAAATCTAACCAACAGGAGCGCGACCATGATGCAACAACAACACCATAGCGCTCCTGCACGCTCTCGCACAGAGAGTGCTCAGGACTTCGACCAGGAAGACAACTACTTCGACCAGCTTCAGGAAACCGCAGAGACTGAGTTCTTGCGCCTGAACAGCTCTCATCACCGCACACCACGCCTGTACGAAGAAGGTCGGTACTGATGCAGGACAGATGAGCAGGGCACTTCGGTGTCCTGTGTTGGTATCGCTCGGTGCCTAGGCAAGCCTAGGGGTAGCCTTGGGTACGGCTGGCCCAAAGTCGCGTGAAGCCTAGGAGTACGGCTGACCTGCTGACTAGGTACGGGTAGGGCAAAGGCAAGGTACGGCTGACCTGCTGGTAGGCGGTGCCTAGGCGATTTTCGGTACAGCGCGGTGCCTGGTCGCGGTGCCTGCGCCTGGTCGCGCGGTCGAGTCTCCTATAAGACACAAGACCAGTCTCCTATAAGACATAAGACACAAGACAAGTCTCCTATAAGACTCCGGTGTGTGCGCGTGCATACCACAAAAAGAGGTGGATTTTGATATGTGCAAAAAAACAACGCAAAAAAATATTTTTAATTTATTTTTTGCAAAACCTCAAAACCAGCGTTTTTTTTGATATAGTCTAGTTGTCTTGATTTTGAGACGTAACCAAAAAGAGGTTTTCACTATGACTAAAGCAACCACCACCAAAAAAGCAACCACCAAAAAAGCACCACCAGCAGCAGCAGCAGAGATAAACGGTCAGACACTCGCACTGTCGTTTATAGAAGCTGCGAAGGTGCGACAAGAAGCACGCACCGCAGCAGGTGCAGATTGTAAAACAATCATAGCTGACATTAACGCGTTCAACGATTCGTCATTCTCGCGTCAACTCGACAAACTGGTTGAAAAACAATACTTCACCGCTGATGCACTTGCAGCACTTGCAGCAGATATGCAAGTGACCAGCGAAAAAGATAACCGCTTTATCGGTGTAAAAGTCATCACGAAAATTCGCACCGCATTAGAAGCACTCGCACTCGACCAAAAAAGCGACTTCGACAAGTACACGAATTCAATCTTGCACAATCTTTGCAAGAATCAAGAATTGTCGAATAAGTCAGCTTTGGTCAGCTTGTCTAAAGCGATTGAATACACGCAAGACGAGCAAGAAGCGCACATTGTCAAATTGATTAACTGTTCACCTTCTACCGCTTCTACTCAAGCGTCATCGTCTCGCATGATGATGCGCGCTTTAGGTCTTGCAAATGTCACGAAGCGCAAGAGCAAAGACGTTATCACACCAGCAGACACACCAGCAGCGCGTGCAGTGGTTGCAATGTACGCACTCTAAACGCTTCAGTCAGTGGTGACTACATTGTCACCACTGACCACCACCACACCACCACACACACGAAAGAGAATCAACCATGCAACCACTCGACACACTAGACAAGATTGTTATTTTGATAGGTTTCTTCTATGTGCTTTACTTGATACATGACGCGCTGACCGTGCGCGACTGACCACCACCAGCACCGACCGAAAAACGCGAAGTCTTAGGAAATTCGCGTCGGTGCGAGGGCGACCCCTTCCTCGTTTTCCGGTCACTTTTAGCGTCCTTATACATAGGCCCCAGACCCCTGACCGCAATCCTTATACAGCGGCGCCCCTAAACCCAAACCCCAGACCCCAATCCCCCTATCCTTATACAAAGGTGTGGCCAAAATGCCCCGATGGGGTCATTTCAGACCGAAAACTGGCAAATCCTGACCGAAATGTCCCGATGGGGTCATTTCTCGAAGTGAGGGCGAAGCTTCTCCGCAAACAGGACGCGAACTTTGGCGGCTACCGCCGCCGCAGTCATGTCCCTTGTGCCCGCACCGCCTTCAAATGCGATGACGAGATCAGGCTTGCCCAGTTCCAGCATCAACCTGTTCCGAACAGGCCCCGCTCGAGTCCCGTGCTTTTTCCAGTCCGCTGGCACCCCGTAGGAAGTCACCCCGTCGTGCCTGGCGGCCCATTCTTCCCCAAAGGAATCCGCCCCGCGTGCGCAGCCATGAATGAGCAGGGTGATTGATTTTTTTGCGTGAATGCAGTCCAGAACGAAATTCACGAAATTAGAATCCGTGAAGTCGCGACCGCCACAGACGAGCACTCTCACCAGAACGCTCCTTCGGTCGTGGGAACGTCTTTGAGCGGCATCTGACGCAGCGACTTCAGGGTGTGCAGCGCGTTGAGCTGGTGCTCCTTCAGATGGGTGCGAGCTGCCTTCATCCAGATGCTCGCCTCGTTGATGTCGAGATTGGCTGCCTGGCGGCGCTTCTTGGCGTTCAGCTTGGCTCGTTCCAAGCCCTGTGGGGAGCGATCCAGCAAGTCCTCTTTGCGGTGCTCGATCTCACGCAGTCCCCATTGCAGCAGACGCTCTTGGATTTCGTGCCAGGACTCTCTGATCGCTGTCGCCTCGCTCACCACACTTCTCCAAACTGAGCTTGGTACAGGTCAGCCTTCTGCTTTTTTGCAGCCAGAACGCACTCAATTCTGAACTTCATCACTCCAATGGAGCCGAGCTGGTGGTCAAGCGACCAAGACTGCCATTCAACCTGACCCGCAGGTGGCGTGGGGTACTCGCACTGCGAGTGGAGGTGCAGATATTCTTCGTATGCAGTCACCACGCCACTCCGTAGCGTTGGTTGTACTGAGTCTGGCGAAGCAGCGCGTCTTGCACCTCTTTGGCGCCTTTTCGCATCTGAGCCACCATGTTCTGCTGCGATTCCCGATCGCAGGCATCCCAGACCGGCCGGCTGATCGCGCCGAAGTCGTCATAGCCACACGCGCGGCGCAGCTCGCAGTATTGGACGTAGAGGTCTTGCGATTGGCTCACCACAACTCCCCTTGTGTGGTGGGTGTGTCGTCATCGGGTGCCCCCTCGACCTCCAGACCCCCGTAGATCGAGCCAGGCTGGTTGGGTTCATTCGAATTGGTGCAGGCCAGCGTGTGATCGGTGGCTTTGGGGCAGCGCTTGTTGCCGCAGAGCGGACACAGCAGCATCTGAGTGAGAAAGCCTCGAGCCAGGCACTTGTGACAGCAGTAGGTTTCACTCATGCGAATTCGTCCTCGCCTTTTTCCGAGACGCGAGCCACCATGTAGCGATGACCGTCGCTGCCTTTGTGGACACCCTCGATGAAGTTGTTCTGAAGTGCAGCGCGGTCACGCCAGGCGGCCCAAAGCACTCGCGTCGTCATGTCGTCGTAGGCGAACTCCCCGTTGGGGAACTGAACCCACTGGCCGCACTTCCAGCAGTGACCGTCCATCCACGCTTCGAAAAGGAGTCGCTCGTGGTCGTCGACGGTGGCGCCTCGCCTACCCATCTCTCGTGCTTGTTCGACGGTCAGCATGTCAGTACCTCGAACAGAAGTTTGAACCGATGTAGCGGTCGTTTGCTTGAGCCGCAACGCGCTCGTAGGTCTTCAGACACTCTTGGTACAAGGCACGGTTCTGAGCACTCGTGTAGAGAAAGGCGGCGGCGATAACGATGACGATCGACACGAGCGTGGTGCCGATGGTCAGGGTGGTGAAGTCAAAGTCTTTCATGCGGTTTCTCCATCGGCGATCGACACCATCCCCTCGAGCGTGGCGTGCTCTTCGGGCGTCATCGTGGCCATCGCTTCATTGGCGTTGTCACGGTGATCGAGGTACAGGAACTGCGCGGTCATGGCGGCTTCGAACTTCTCGTCACGCACGCACTCCCACAGGTGCGTCAGAAAGTAGGTGGCCGACCATGCCTCGATCAGATAAATCATGGGTTTGTGGATGTGGGTCATGCTTGGTCTTTCTGGGGGAGTTCGTAGAAGGTCAGTGCCTCATGTGGGTCGATCAGGGCAGCTCGAACGCGGTTGCCAAAGAAGAGTTGCTGCTCCAGCTTTTCCTTGAGCCGACTCTTGGCTTCCGGTGTCCAGACGACGGGTTGACTCAAGGGCGCTTCCACACGGTTCAGACGCAAGCGACCGCAGCTGGGCGTGCGGCAAACGCTGCCTTTTTGACAGTTAGGGCAGGGGTCTTCGTCATTCGTGACTGATTTCACAGCAAGAACGGGGTCTTCCTGGCCAGGACGCTGGTTCGGCAGCGCTACGGCGTCGAACAGGTCGCACATGGCCAACTGCGTGTGGTAGCGCCCTTTGGCGCCATGCACGCGGCGAATCAGCTTGATGAGCAGCTCCAGCTCGGCCTGATAGGGGTTCTTTTGCTCCATCACCACTCTCCTGTGCCGTGAATCAGCTGCGTGAGCCGGTTGCAGACGTACTCGCACAGGGTGCCGACCAGTCCGATCGTGATGACGGGAATGAGAAAGAGGGCGCTTTGCATCGGGCGGTTGGGGACGAACACCAGACAGAACCACACCCAGATGGCAAGAAGGAAGAGATCGAAAGCACTCATTTTTGTGCCTCCAACTGCATGGCCAGCGCCGCCAGGTCTTCAGCCGACAGCTTGGAGAGCTTTTTGAGCAGCGCGGTCTTGCCGGTGCGCCCGTTGACCTTGGATTCGCGCTTGGTGGCGAACAACTCGGCGATGTTGGGGGTGGTGTTGGCCAGATCGACCAGCACTTCGATGACTTCGCTCTGGGAGAGCTTGTGTTCGCGGGCAATGACAGCCACGCGCTGCTGGACTGGCGGGTGAAGAAGAATGGCGAGACGTTTCTCGTGTTGAACCATGATGTGCTCCGTTGAGATCAAAATTGATAGTGAGTCTTCAGTATATCGAAAACTTATACAAAAACTCAGGGACGAAAAAAAAGCCCCCGAGTAGGGGGCGGTCCAGGAGGTAAATCCGTTGTGTGAAGTATACGCGATTATTTCGGTTTTTCTTCGTGGTGAACAAATCCAATGGGTTTTGACTCGTCGTCCTCGTCATCTTCCATCGTCAAGAGTCCATACGGCATATCCTTCAAAAACATCAGAGCCAAAAGCACTGTGGCGTCACTGGTCAAGACCAGTGCAAAAGCAACAATGAGAATGATGGCGATGTTGAGCGCGGTGGCGTGATTCATGGAGCGGTTCCCTGTTGTTTTTTCGCACTATATCGGAACCTTGCCAGTTTGTCACCTGTGACTTATGCTGCCAACTTCTTCAGCCCCAGTGCGTCGTAGTCGAAGTCGTGACCGTCCGGCAGGATGTTCTCGCCGAACCCTTCAGTGTCCCGAATGATCGACAGACGCTGGATCGAGTGGTCTTTCAGGTAGCGGTTGTGCTCATCAAAGAAATCCACGATCAAGGCGATGTTCGGGCCAGACTTCTTGGCACGAAGACCGCGACCGATGCGCTGACGCAGCGCAACCTCGGCCTTGCCCCCACCCGCCAGGATGACCATGCCGACCGCCGGCACGTCCACACCGACATCCAAGATGGTCGAGCCGATCAGCACGTCAATGACACCATTGGCGAGCTTGGCCAGCGCTTCCTTGCGCTCAGTCTGGTTGTTGTCCCCGTCGATGAACACCGCACGCACGCCCCGCGCATCCAGCATCTCCACCAGCTTGTGCCCGTGCGCTTTTTGCTGGATCAGGATCATGGTCGACATGCCATTGGAGGCAGCTCGCTCGGCTTCGTTGCATACCTGAGTGTTGCGCTCAAGATTATTCACGATGCCCAGTCGATAGGCACCTTGCCACGGTGTGCCACGCATCAGACCGGCCGGCTTGTCCTTGAGCTTGATGATCTTGAAGATCGGCTTGGCCAAGATGCCACGCTCGATCAGCGTCTTTTCCGACACCTTGATGCCGATCGAGCCGAACGCGGCCATCAGGCGCATGTTGGACTCTTCGTCCTCCTTCATGAACGGCGTGGCGGTGATGGCCAGGCGGTAGTGCGCGTTCTTGCAGTGACGCAAAATCTCGTAGTAGCTGTTGCCCGACGCTTCGTGCGCCTCTTCACCGATCACCAGCTCAAACTTGGACAGCAGGTCGATGGTCTGGTTGCGGATCGCGGTCTGACGGTTCTGTTCGGCAGGCGAATCGTCGGGATTGGCCTCTTGCAGACGCGACACCAGTGTTTGCACCATGCCGACACACATTTTCTTGATGAACTGGCGCCCTTTGGCGTCAGTGTGACCAAACTGACCGTCGCCCAGCACCGAGCACGGAATGCCAAGGTCTTTTTCGAACGTCTCCTTCATCTGGTACATGAGGATGCCGCGCGTGGTCAGAAAGAGGGTGGGGCGGTTGATGCGCATGAAGG